AAGATATTACATTTCTACCGGCACCTGCAGTGGACCGCACTGCAGATCATCAGCAAATTCGGCGAGGACAATGTTCCTGATGAGATCATCGAGAAGGCGAAGATACCGGCCCAGGCCGATCAGAAAATCAAACTCATTTTTGCAATCTATCCTCGCAAGGGCAAAGAGGATGTTGATACATCTCGTATGCTCTCCAAGAAAATGCGCCCGTTCGAATCCAAATACATACTCCACTCCACCGCTGAGACGGTCGGAGAAGAAGGCGGCTACTACGAGATGCCTGCGCACCTGCCCCGGTGGCAGAAGGCGTCTGGTTCGATGTGGGGCTTCGGGCCGGGGGCGATAGCCCTGTCTGACGTTATGACACTGAACACCGCCGTTGAGCAGCGCCTGAGTGCTGCTGCTAAGGCGATCGATCCAGCGTCACTGGTAACAGAGCGCGGCTTGATGTCTGACCTGGATCTGGAACCAGGCGGCCAGACCGTGGTTAAAGATCTGAATTCCGTCAAGGTATACGAATCAGGTGCCCGGTTCGACGTGGCAGATAACCTGATCATGGACCTGCGGATCAACATCAACAAGATGTTCCTGGTCGATCGGCTCGAATTGAAAGAGTCACCGGCGATGACGGCTACGGAGGTCAACGCACGATACGACCTGATGCAGCGTCTGCTCGGACCAGTACTCGGCCGTCTGCAAACCGATTTCCTTAATCCAATGATCGAGCGCACATTCAAGATCCTGTGGCGCTCAGGTCAACTACCACCAATGCCAGAAGAACTTGCGGCTATCGATCCTGAGTTGGATGTTGAATACATCGGACCCATGGCCCGTGCACAGAATTCTGACATGGTTCAATCGATCACCATGTGGGCAACCCAGATGACCGAGCTGGGCCAGTTCTATCCTGAGACAGCGATGCTGGTGGACGCCCAGGCAATGGGCCGCGAACTAGCAGCCAACCTGAATGTCCCTGCGACCATGGTCCGTTCCGAAGAACAAGTGGATGAGATGATGAAACAGAAAGAGCAGGACGAGCTGCAGCAACGTCAGATCGAGCTTGCGATGGGTGCTGGCCAGGCGATGAGTGCCCAGGCTGAAGGCGCTGCCGCAATGCAAGGCGGTGCTGGTGCACCACCAGGAGCCACCGTACAGTAATGCCAACCAGAGATCAGGCACAGCGCAACCTCAGGCGTAAAGCCGGCAAAGTGATGGAGTTCATGAACTCCGAGCTGGGCAAAGAGATTATCAAAGCTATGGAAGAAGAGTTCTACCATGGTGACCTACGTGGGGAGGATCCCCATCAAACATACTACAACCTCGGTAGACGAGATGCAGTATCTTATTTGAAAGAGCTACAAAGCTTTGGAGAGAAACATGAGTGAATTTCAGAATGAATTACCGGAAAACTGGACGAGCGTCCTACCAGAAGATATGCGCAGCAACGGTGTTCTTGCGACTGCAAGTAGCGTTGAAGCATTGGCAAAGATGGCCATCGATGGCCGCAACCTTGCCAACACAGCGCTGCGTATCCCCAGCGATGACGCATCGGATGACGTGAAGTCAGACTTCCGCAAGGATCTGATGACCAAGATGCCGGACCTGATATTCAAACCGGATGCCGAAAACCCAGACGGTTTTGCTGATATCGCTAAGATCATGGGCATGCCTGAATCAGCAGACGGCTACACCATCGGCGATATGCCCTCTGAGATCAAAGAGAACATCGGTAAGATCGCTGCGTTGGCGCACAAGGCCAACATGACCGATGACCAGTTCAAGGCTATTGCTGCCGGCATTATTGACGATTACAAAGCATCGTCCGATGTGAACGCAGGTAATGTGGACATCGAGCGTGGTAAATTAAAAGAAGATTGGGGTGATGCATTTGATAAGAAGCTCGGCCTGGCAGAACACTTTGCCAAGCAGGTCGGATTCTCAGATGACTTCGTTGCTGCGATCAAGGACGGCACCCTGGGTGCTGCTGACATGAAAGCACTGGATAAAGTGATCGGTGGATTCGAAGGTGAAGGTATCAACATCGGCCGCCAACCAGGAAACGTGGACGCGACAATGACACCCTCTGAAGCGGAAGAACGCATCAACGATATCATGAGCAACAAGGGCCATGCGTATTGGGATCCAAGTAATCCTGGCCATAAAGCGGCCGTTGACAAGGTTGTTAAGCTCGGCGAATACGCTGAAGCCGGCAAGAAGAAAGAAGGCCCGATGGCAGCCTACGGTTGACATCTAGCTAGAAATTAGTATATTAGCAGTATATCGGTGATTATCCCCGCAAGGGGACTCACCAAGATCCTGAAGCTGACAGTAACAGCTAGTCAATTAGACCGGACGATGTCCGCTTATCTTAAGACGAAAACGTAACTCTATTTTCGATTTTAATTTAGGAGACATCTAATGTCCGATTCAATTCCAGCAGTATACATAAGCACATTCGAACGCACCCTGCGCCATCTGGCACAGCAATCTGAAACCAAGCTTTTAGCACACGTGATGAACCGTCCTGGCGGCGGCAAAGACCATGCGTGGGAACGCTTGGGTTCAAGCGATGCCGAGCTGAAAGCAACTCGTCTGAAAGCAACACCTGTCAATGACGGTGGTTGGTCAAGACGTTTGTCCGTGGCTAAAACCATGCACAACGCTGATTCAACAGAAGCAGAAGATGTCGTACAAATGTTAATCGATCCAAACAGCAACATCGCTATGTCGCTGAGTATGTCGATCAAACGTGCGTGGGACGCAGAGATCATCGAAGCCGCAACCGGCACTGCGCTTGATGGTGATGGCACAACTGCTATCGCTCTGCCACCTGGCCAGATCGTTGGCGCAGGCTACGGTTCTCCAATCAGCTTTGACGCTGTGACCGAAGTGCAGGAAATCTTCATGAGCAACAATATCGATCCTGATATTTCTAAGGTGTTCGTAGTTGGTCCCAAGCAGATACGCAAGTTGATGCAACTGACTGAAAACACATCTGCCGATTATGTTCAGGCGCAGCAACTCCAACAGTACGGTATTGCTCCGAACTGGATGGGTTTCACCTGGATCTATTCAACTCTGTTGAACATTCCTGGTGCGGATCAGATTGACTGTTTCGCAATGACAATGCGCGGCGTTGGTTTCCAGATGAACCGTGAGATGAAGGTCCGCGTTGCTGAAGATCCAAGCGTGTCGTTCGCATGGCGCATATACGTTGAGTCTACCTTCGGCGCAGTTCGCGTAGAAGATGAGCACGTAGTTAAATGCGAATTTGCTGATCTAGTTTAGTTCGCTGCCTTAGGACCCCCTCTTCGGAGGGGGTTTCTTTTAACTGGAGAGAAACATGGCTAAACAATTTTCAATGCAGCTCGCGGGCTTAGGTCCTCATTGGCAGGCAAGTAAACTCAATATCGTTGAAGCAGACGTGATAGGTAATGTTGACACGGACAATGTCTACATCTCCTTGGGTGATACCATCGAGCTTTACCGTGGTGTTGAGATTATCGAAACTGTTAACTTCCTGGTTAACTGGATGCGCGATCACAATCAAGTGTCATCCACAGGTGGGGCCATCTACACATCGTGTGAAGTTAGTGACCGTCATGCAACTGTTTTGCAGACCACCGATCGAGTACTCATAACTGATGCTCACATAGCTATCGGGATGGGTTCAAATATCAATACGCCAGCTGCTCAATTTTCGCAAGCGTTTGATAGTGCATTCACAATGCTGTGTGAATACATGAAGGACGAATTTTTAAAACAGCAATAGGAATACAAATGGCTCATATTAAAATGATGCATGCGGTTAAGATCCGTAAGGCGCTCGAAGCGGGTGAAGATGTTGGTGATGTAGCAGCAAGCTACGGAATCAGTGTTGACCAGGCTTTGGGTTATCTGCCAGCGAAGGTTAAAGCGAGCGATGAAGTTGAAGAGGACACACGTTCTCCGCAGCAGAAAGCAGCCGACACTCGTAAATCTAACAAAGAAGCTAAAGAGAAAGATGACTTCGCCAGTTAGCATTTTTAACATTGCCCTCGGTTGGTTGGGAGAGTCAGCGATCACATCGTTTGGCGATTCTTCCGACTCGGCGCAACTTGGTAAGAATAACTACAACGATATACGCGACACGGTCCTGGAAGAAGTTTCCTGGACTTTTGCCGTTAAGCGTATTGAACCTGCTCGCATTGCGACCAAGCCGCTGTACGGGTTTTCGGCAGCGTTCCAGATACCACCAGAGGTACTTCGGGTACTGACCGTATCTGACGCATCGACCTCCGGCGGA